ATCGGAGAGAGGAAGCCAGAAAAGACAGGGGGGGTAGCCTTCCTACCTAAAAAAACGCCCTGATTGCGTGATCCCTTTGCACTATTGCACTTGGCACAACACGCAACTGCGTTCTCAAAATTGACTACTAGGTCGGGCGCTTTGCTTACCGGTATTATGTGATCAACCGTTGTTGCCGGTTGCTGGCAATAGAAGCAAGACCATTGATCTCTAGCTAATACCTCTAACCTAAACTTTTTATAGTCTCGGCTTAATCGAGGATCTCCTCTCTTAGCCAAAGTCTTTCCATACTGCTATGAATACCAAGACCATTGCACCTACCAATAGACCTACACCTAACGCATCCATTACTGCCATCCTTTACGAACTAAGTGATTAAGCGCCTTGCAATAGTTAGGCTCATCATACTTGGTAATACCATAGCGCTTAGATACATAGTGCCAATACATATAGAACTGATAGTCATAAGGCTTACCCTTTATATGCTTATTACGCATCTGATAATAGCCATAATGAGATCCATTAACTGCATCTATCTTCCAGGTACTTTCCTTAAACACTATCTGGTTATGACAGCTGTATTGCTTCTTAGTTAATTGCTTATCTGCTAATAATTTAAGGGCTTTAGTTGCATCTATTGAAGCCTCACTACTACTTGCTTCAGCAATAGATAGAGATATCCCAATAACGACTGCTACCGAGCAAGCTACGCCTTTCAGGCTTGCTCTGAAGCCTTGAGGGCTTCTAGCAGAGAAGTGTACCGTCTCTGTCAATTTTATTAACATAAGTCCTGCTCAGAGCGGTGTGTCGGATTACTTATCCGTAGAATAGAACCCAGTACCCTTAAACGAGATACCGAAAGAGCTGTAAATCTTGCGCATCGGTTCATGACAAAACCCGCATTCGACATCGTGTGGTTCATTTATTTTTAACTCCTTGTCATAGCGAAGATTAGATTCGCATAGATCGTTAGTGCACTCAAACTCATAGATTGGCATTACTGAGCCTCACACCAATTACAGGGATCATTTATTGTCCATTCTCCACATTGACTGCACCGGCGGATTTGCGACTCTAGAACTACATCTGTGCGCTTCTCGTATCCAGCAGCTCGTAGTAACTCCACCAGATCGCCAAGGCGTAGCATTGCTACATATTCCTCTGGCTTTTCGCCTTGACCATTGAGACGAAAGCAAGCGAACCCCAATAGGCCGCTCTCATCTGTCCTGGCTTCGATCTGGCGGAGTGTTCCTACTACATCGAGTCCTGTGCGCGCTTTTACCTCGCAGTCGAACGGGACATTGAGAATGTCACGCCCAGAGCCTCGACCTACTACAGCACCTTCCCACCAGCGCCGTAAGTAATCTGCTACCACGCGTTCAGTACGAAAGCCTCGATGCTTACGGTTTTGACTCATTGACTGCGTGACATTTCTTGCAAGACCAAGTTAGTGATTGACCCTCTATCCAGAAGGCTAACTCGTCTGACGGGCATGGCTCGTTGCATAAGTGACAGATTATCCTAACTTGCAGCGCATTGAGCGCTTCTCGCTGGCGAGCCTTCTCATATAAAACATCATCGGTTGGAAACTTCTCCCATTCACCGTCTTGGTTCATAAACTGTAAGCCGCTCATGATCGAGTCTCTTGTGGTTTCCAAGCGCCGTTATTGTCTATGACGTACCAGATAGGATCGCACTTATCGATATCTGCCCAAGTCTCTTGACGTTGAGGAGTTAACGGACAGCCCATATTTGCCCAGGCTTTGCCGTTCTTATTACCAGTACGCCATACTCGCTGACCGTGATTACAATGCGGTATGTCTTTATCGATGGTAGTAGCATTTAAAACTTCCTGAACCAAAGCAACTGCTTCCGCAGCTGATGGCGCAGGTGATACAGCCTTGACAGTCCAAGCATCATCTTCGACCGGCATAATTACTTTCTCGGCTAACTTCTGTGCGTATGGCTTAGGCTCTGCTGCTTTGACCTTTGCCATTTCTTCTCGGCTAGGGCGTTTGCCTTTCGTAACATAGCCTGCGTTAGCCAATGCACGACCAATCGCACTCGTCTCGCAGTTCTCAAGCGCCGAAGTAGAATTAACTCCTCGCGTTGATACGGTTTCCTCTGCAAAGCCAGTTGTCCAAGCCTGTGCATCCACTTCAGTTCGATAGATAGCAGCTTGTACAATAAAGCGCTGAAGGGTGTGCTCAATAATCTGAGTAGATATTCTGCCATCAGGATAATCCTTCCAGAACTTAACTAGGCGTTCCTCAACTGTCTCATAATCCTCAAGATTAAACATAAAGTTCATTCCTTTCAGTTGCTAATTGACCAGCGATGGCAAGGTAACTAGCTCCGTCGATCCAACTGTCGATCTTCTGACTGTCCTCGATGGTTCTAGCAACTTTAACGAGTGTGAGGATAACTGCCACTTGGTAATCTTCAACCGGCATTTCCAAGTAGGCGCTGATAAGCCTTGCTGCTCTTGCCATATTGTCAGATGGATGACCATAATGCAGCCCTCGCTCCTGATATAGATCTGTCGCACTTTGTAGTATTTCACCATGCTTCATACTCGAACCTGATCCAGCTGCTCATAGTGCTTGCGTACTGCTCTGCGGCCTGTGATGTAACCATCTCTGTGACCTATTTTGTACCCCATAAAGAACATCCCGAACCAACTGGCTAGGATTATTAGTTGTAGCGTTGACATTTACTGCCCTTCTGCTGCGCCCTTCGCAGCTTCTTGGCATAAGTGTTGCACGAATATCAGACAGAACTGCGTTTCCTTGTATAACGAAACAATAACAATTCTGCATCATCGACAGCATCATCGATCGTGCGCTTGATGTCGTTATCTAGATCGTCCATACCTGCGCCCATTGACTACGAAAGTGCCATCCTTCTCAAGATTGATCAGCGTTACTTGCGTGTCCTCAACTATCACGAATGCTTGCTGCCAGTTCATTGTGCCTTTGGTATAGCCAGCCTTGCGAACGTCCATAAGATGCCCACCTTCTACGCCACGCAAGATGCGCCCTATTTTGCCCCCTGAAGCCTCTGTAAAGGCCGACTGACCTGCTCTGTGTGTGTGTCCACATATAACGCTTAAACCGTGTCTACGGGCCGCTGAGAGGGCTGTAAGGCCTGCATTAGGGTTGATCCCTTGCTCGTCTCCGTGAACTGCTACCCAGCCCTTCTGAAAGGCGTAAGGCTTCTTATGGTAGGTGATACCTAGTTCATCTAAACGCATAAACTTCTCAAAGCGCAGCTCTGGCAACGCTAAGAATGCCGGTATCTTCTTCATAATCACATTGTATAAACGATCCGTATGATTGCTTCTTATCATATGGGCAGACTTAGAATGCTCTACCAAAGACCATAGAACTTCTACTGCTTGGTCTCGATCGTCTCCGAGTGTTTGCTCGAACCAACCTGGCATTCCTTCTGTCCATCGGCTGATTTGTGGGAGATCGATTTCATCTCCCAAAGTAATGACGCTATCTGGGCGGTATGCCTTAATAAAAGATGCAACATTTCTTACTGCTACTTCGTCATGATAGGGAACTTGTAGATCGGGAACGATTACAGTTCTTTTCATTGTTAGTCCTCATCGTCATCGTCATAGGGGATGCGGTCGGGAAGATTTGGCAGCCAGTTAGGAGTTGGCAAGATCGTTGCAGGATAAGTCAAAGGTTCTAGCAGCAGACATAAAGCTATATCGTCAGCAAAGCCAGCCTTCTTTAGGCTTTTCCAGTATTCGTTTAACCCAATGCAGTAAGTCTCTAGCATTGAGTAATCCTCAAGGTCTATAACTCGTTTGCGCGCCATAGGAAAATTATCGGTCTAGGAGTATGTTGTAGATCTCATCAACACGCTGGTTAAGGCGTTTAATTTCCGACAGCAAATGAGTGATCACATAACCAGCCAAGCCACCGACTATCGCAAGTGTGGCAATATAAAGATTTAAGTAATCCTGGATCGTCATTTTTTAGGAGTGGCATACCCAAAGATACCGGCAACGATCGAGCCAAGGATGGCGCGATAGTCAAGGGAGAAGTTAGAAGTTGTACCCCATACAGCTAAGAATGCGCCGATAGAGATTATTGCTGGGTGCTTCATATTCATTTAGTTTCTCCTAGTAGTGGGATCTTAAAGAACGAGCCATCTTCATCACCTTTGCTAGTGAAAGAGATATGGCAATGATGGTTGTGCGGATTGCTTCCCGTATATTTTCTCCAGCGCCAACCCAGGCGAGATGATGCGATTCTGCCTTTGAATATGACATAGGAAATCCGCTTTTCTCCAGACTTTGCAGCGAGTCGAATCTGATCTGCAATATCGGGCATGAGGTCGGGCTTGCCGCTCTTATGGACATCTGCATCAACATCGATTGCTCTGACAACCATCCCAGCCTTTGGATCAGGATTGTGATCGCTAAGACGCGCTGAATGGCGTGTATCGCCGATCCATCCATCGGAACGCCTATCACGATCTGGGAAGGTGTCATCGAACTGTTCCCTTAATTGTTGACCAGCTTTGCATAATTTAGGCTTCATCCAATTTCTCCCTCAAGATGAAAACCATTGTTGCATTCCCATTGCTTTTTATCGTTAAGAGTTAACTCAGGATGATTGCAGTTTGGCATAGGAGCGATAAAAGCATCGTCAATAGGATCATAGGTATAACCAACGCCCGCATAGTTATATCGGATCTTGCCGTTATAGCTTGTTCGCTTGACTGTGTAAGGCGTACCTTGTGCGTAATAGGTTTCAGTATCTAACCCATCAATAAGTTCAGTTTCATCTTTGCCGACAATGACTTCGATGACTGTGTTTGTCTCGTCTAAATATGCGTAATGTGCCATTATGCGAAACTCACTGTGTCTGACACGCCAGCGGCAGTAATTGTTGAAATCTTAAAACCGCCGCTAGGTGCTGGTGTTGATTGTGTAACTCCACCGCTAAAAGTTGCTGTAAAACTGTCTGGATATTTTAATATGACAACTCCAGATCCACCTGCTTGACCGAACCTAAATCCTGAAGGAGAAAACGCTCCACCGCCGCCACCGCCGCCTGTGTTTGCTGTGCCTGGAAGAGAATCATTAATTGTTCCGCTTGCACCTCTACCGCCGCCACCGTTACCACCTGCGCCGCCTGCGTTACCTGCTCCATAAGCACCACCGCCACCACCGCCACCACGAGTGATTGATGAACCAGTAATTGATGATGCTAATCCATCACCGCCAGCGCCGCCTGCTGCTGTTGTAACTTGTGCAGGTGAAGCACTTGCACCAGCTCCACCTGGAGAACTACCAAAAGCGACGCTGCCCGAAATACCATCGAAACCTTGTCCAGTTGTTTTTGTTCCTGCTGTGCCGCCGTTAGTTCCAGAGCCACCTGAACCACCATTACCACCATTATTTGCAGCAAGACTTCCAGCAGCGCCAAAACCGCCGCCAGTAGATGTAAAGGTATGAAATACTGAGTTTGCGCCTTGTGTCTGTACTGCGCCGCCTGCTCCAACTGTTAGAGGATAGG